AGATACAGGTGACGCAACTATAATAGTACCCCTTATTAGGGAGTATTTAGATGCAGGTATTAAAAATGACGACCACCTAATCAAAATGGCAACTATCGTACAGAGGATATTAAACACACAGGAAGCCGGAGGAGACTCCTATCTGATCTCAGAAGATGAGATTGAGCAGCTAATGGCTGAAGTTAACAAAATAGAAGAGAATAAAGACTAGTGAAGTTTGAAGTAGCAATAGTAGATGATATCGTTTTAAATAGCGATAGCAAGTTCTTTGCAGATGTAGGACAATGGGACGGTATAGGAGCAATACGTTTTAAGAAAGTAAAAGGTATTGAACGCAGGTCTACTGGAACAGCTTTTCCATACTTCTCAAACCTAACCAACTTCCCACTCCGAAACGAACTAGTATACATATTTAAACTCCCTTCCTCAAAACTACAAGAAAACACAGAGAAAGAAGTATACTACTACCTCACCCCGTTAAACATACAGAACCATCCCAACCATAACGCACTACCGGGTATATTCAACAACGACTACTTACCGGAATCTGAGCAGAGAGATTATAAACAGACAAGCATCGGCGCAACTAAGCAGATAGCAAACGCTAACCCGGATCTAGACTTAGGTAATTACTTCAGGGAAAACGCACAAATAAAACCTTTGAAGAAATTTGAAGGAGATGTAATGATAGAAGGTAGGGTAGGAAACTCAATAAGATTCGGTACTACTGCCATACAAGATGGATCTCCCCTCAACAATTGGTCCGTCGACGGGTACAATGGACAGCCTATTACGATAATAAGAAACGGTCAAGGTGCACAGGGACAAGTAGCCTTTTTACCGACTGAGGAGAATATAAACAACGATAACTCGAGTATATATCTAACAAGTAGTCAACGAATACCTTTAATCCCTAGCAGCGAGAATGATTACTACAGCTACACACGGAAACCGCAAACTGCCGGTAACTACTTCGGAGATCAGATACTCCTAAGCTCTGGTAGACTCTTTTTCAATAGCAGGAGTGATAGTATATTTTTAAGTTCAAAGAAGACAATAAACTTAAACAGTTTAGAGAGTGTAAATATAGACACAGATAACCTTATAGTACAGTCTACCACAATTCACTTAGGAGATAAAGACGCTACTCAACCTGCTCTATACGGACATAAGACAGTGGATATTTTAGAAGACATGCTTACCCTTATAGAAGCACTACTCAAAGCTTCCACTACCGCTAAAGCAGGTCCATTTCCAGTACCGGCATTAAACCAAGTAGGGACCTTAAATGTCGGACAAATCGAACAACTTAGGAAACAGCTACGGTACCTACAATCCGAAACCGTCTTTATTATATAAAGTACTATGGGAATATCTAAACAAGAAATACTAAAAAATAATAGAACTCTTCTAGCAGCAGAAGGTGCTAAATTAGAAGTTAAACCTAAGATTATATCATTCATACAATCTCAACTTAGAAATTACAGTGCTTTAAAAGGTCAAGCTAAACTAAACCAGCTAATACTAGAGCAAATAAACAAACTACAAAACTTCGCAGCAGAGCAACTAGCCGACTTTGCAACACAATATGGAGTCTCAGGTATAGAAACAGGAACCCCTAAAGTAACCTTCCCCTTACCCGGTACCCCTATCGAAGAATTAAACCTACCGGAAATACCGCCCGAAGCAGGTATAGATACCAAAACACTAACTCTCAATCCCACCACTCTACCAGTCACCGAACTAGGAAAAGCAACAGAGAAAATACAGGAACAATTTACAGAGCAAGTACTCCCTTACGGTTACGATACATTACCCGATAACCTCAAAGAAGAAGCTACCACTAAAGCTAAAGACCTCGCTAAACAGTTAGCACTAAACTACATACAAGCTAACAAGCCGCCATTCTGCCTCCCTCCCGATACTGCAAAAGCACTCAAGAAAAAACTAAACAACCTATTAGAAGTAGTAGAAACAACAGCAACTGCACTTAACTTTGCATCAGTAGGTTTAAATATAGTAACACAGGTAATAGACGGGACTATACTACTTATACAAGGGCTAAACATCGCTAAGTTAGCAGCCAATCAAGCCGCAAAGCCAATACCTCTACTCCCTGGTATTGTTGTATCATTGCTTACCGACTTAGACGATGCTCTAGAAGTAGTAAAAGAGACAGCAACAGGAGACCCTAAAATTGAAAAAGTAAAAGATCAACTGCAGACCGGAGCAAACTATATCGCCATAGCAGCAGTAATTATGGATATAATAGCTAAACTCCTAACTGTATTTATAAACCTACTCAAAGCCTGTGGAGAAACTCCAAACGAATTAGGAGAAGAGACTAAGAAGTTTATACAACAAGCAGAAGTACAACAGAGAAGCAATACCAGTCAAAGCTATAACGGTTTCACATTTAATATAGTAGAACAAGTTCTACCTAACGACCCTACAGTAATACGAAAAGTAGCACAAGCATTAAATACAGAAGGTATAGTAGCTCTAGAGTCTGAACCATCCTTCACCCAGAACCCAAAGATACTCATAGAAGAACTAAAACTGATTATCGATAGAGACAACTTAAAAGCATACTAGTAAATATTTATAAAAAAATGAAATCCACAGAATTAAAAAAACTGATCAAAGAGGCGGTTAAAGAAGCAATCGGAGAAGAGATGCGAGACATCCTCTTAGAAGCTGTACGTTCCCCTAAACAAGCAGTTTATGAGAATCAAGCACCACCTCCAAGCAACCCAACACCTACAGTAGATACTGGAGAAGTACGTACTAAATATACAGACGTATTAAACGGAATGCTTAATGAAGATACTCGAAACATCTCTATGAACTCAAGTCACGCTCAAGGATTCGCTAAAAGCCCAGGATACACTCCCGCTCCCGGAGCTAATACATCTGCACAAGGCTCTGCCTTACCTGCAGGAGAAGTTGGCATGGACCAAATAATGGGACTTATCAATAAGAGATAATGGCTATAAATGCAACTAGAATATACCCTATAGATAATATCCCAAGTAAAGCGGTAGGTATCTCTATACCTTTCAACGGTCCTGCGGTATTCAAATCTAACTATACTACAAAAGATGCTATTAGAAATAACCTAATAAATCTACTACTAACCGGACCTAATGAAAGACCTTTCAGACCAGGTTTTGGAGCAGGGTTGCAGGCTTTTGTATTTGAGCAACTAGCTCAAGATAACATAGACGGGATAAAAGATTATATAGAAGTTGCAATAGGACAATACTTTCCTGATATACAAGCCACAGTAGAGCTAAGAGCAGATCCAGATCAAAACTCCCTCTATACAGTTATTGACTATACTATAACTAATACCGGAATAACTGACACCATACAATTAAATCTAAACAATGCATAATACTAAAGACATAAAATACTTCAATAGAGACTTTGTAGGGCTTAAGGACCTATTAGTAGATTTTACAAAAACCTACTATCCAAATACCTATAATGACTTCTCTGAAGCATCACCAGGAATGATGCTTATAGAGACTTCCGCATACGTTGGAGATGTTCTTTCGTTTTATTTAGATAACCAGATACAAGAAACCTTTGTACAATACGCAAAGCAAACAGAAAATATCTTTAACTTAGCATATATGTTAGGTTATATTCCCAAAGTTACAAAAACCTCTACAGTAGCAGTAGACGTATATCAACAACTACCTGCCAAACTCTCCGGAGGACTTTACGTACCAGACTACGACTACGCACTATACATAGCAGAAAATACTACTCTACAGAATACACCAGGAGGTATCAACTTCCTAATACAGGATCCTGTAGATTTTGAAGCTTCTAGCTCTTACGACCCTACAGAAGTAACAGTGTATCAAACTAGCGGAGGTAATCCACAGTACTACCTACTGAAGAAGAGTAGGAAAGCAATCTCCTCTACAATCTCAACACAAACTGCAACATTCACTACACCGGAATCATTTAGTACTGTATCAATTACAGATACCAACATTATAAAGGTACTAGATATAGTAGATTCAAACGGTAATGTTTGGTACGAAGTACCTTATTTAGGTCAAGAAATGGTCTATAAACCGTTGAAGAATGTTAATACTAACAATCCTAACACCTATACCGATACTGACGCACCCTTCCTACTAAACCTAGAGAAGGTAGCGAGAAGATATGTAACACGGTTCAGAACAGATGGATCTTTAGAGGTTCAATTCGGATCTGGTACAACTGGAGATGTAGATGAAACAATTGTACCTAATAGCGATAATGTAGGACTAGGTCTTCCTTACGAACAGATTAAACTAACAACTGCATTCGACCCTACAAACTTCCTATATACCGACACTTACGGAATAGCTCCTGCCAATACAACACTAACAATTAGATACCTTACCGGAGGAGGTGTATCTTCCAATGTAGACGCAGACACCATTACAACAGTAGTATCTATAGGAAATGCAACCTTTCAAAATAGTAACTTAAACGCTAGTACCTCTAATTACATTTTCGGAACACTAGCAGTAAACAACGAACTAGCCGCTTCCGGAGGAGGGGACGGTGATACAGTAGAAGAGATTAGACAAAACACACTCGCAAGCTTTCAAGCCCAGCTAAGAAACGTAACGACGAAAGATTACGCAGTACGAGCCTTATCAATGCCTTCCAATTATGGAGCTATCGCAAAATCACATGTAGAAGCTACAAAAGCAAACGAGAATACTTTACCGGGTGAAATACCTTCTACCTTAAGTCTTTATGTGCTAGGGTTTGACAAAGATAAACATTTAACACAATCATCCTCCACAGTTAAGCAGAACCTAAGCACATACCTTTCTGAGTATAGGATAATAGGGGATACCGTTAACATTAAAGACGGCTTTATAGTAAACATAGGAATTAATTTTGAAATCATAATACTTCCTAATTTTAACAACGACGAAGTGTTAAGTAGATGCATAACAGAATTACAAAACTACTTTAACATAGGTAATTGGACCTTTAACAGCCCAATACTACTTAACGAACTCTACATTAACTTAGATAAACTAAGAGGAGTACAGACCGTCAAAGACATTACAATCTACAATAAGAACGGGATAGTTAACGGATACTCCGAATATGCTTATGATATTGATGCTGCAACACAGAATAACGTTGTATATCCTTCTCTAGATCCATGTGTATTTGAAGTAAAGTACCCAAATACAGACATAAGAGGTAGAGTAGTATCCCTATAACAAGTACATAAGATTAGTAAATTGTCATATTTATAGTAAATGGCAATCTATAAAATATTCCCAACAGCAGACGCTACCCTATACTCCGGGTATCGAGACGCTAATACCGGACTGGATGAAATACTAGAAGCATCCACCAACTTCTTAATACAGAATCCCCAAGTAGTAGGACCTAACCCTGAAGCTTCAAGATTTTTACTACAGTTCAACCCTGCAGAAATAACATCCTTATTCGAGACTAAGATTAAAGACTCAACATGGAGAGCGGATCTTAGATGTTTTACTGCTAATGTAACTGGATTATCAAGCACAAGCACTTTAAGTATAAACGCTATTGCAGAGAGTTGGAATATGGGCACCGGTAAATACTTAGACTTACCGGAAAACCAAAGCGGGGCATCCTGGAGGTATAGTCAATATACTGGAGGAACTCAATGGACTACCTCTTCATACACTGCAGGAACAACAGGTTCCTACAATACAACAACTAACCCTACCTCTGCCGGAGGAGGGACATGGTATACAGGTTCAGAAGCTAGCTTTACATTCCAATATTATACCGACCCAGACATAAACGCCAACGTAACTCCAATAGTAACTAACTGGTCTTCATCTGCTTTCGAGAACTACGGAGTAATAGTAAGACAGTCAGCATCTCAAGAATTTGTAGATAATATAAACGAACAGACAACTCTTAAATACTTTTCAAGAGATACGCATACAATATACCCACCGCAATTAGAATTCAAGTGGGATGACTTTACCTACACAACAGGTAGTCTAACAGTATTAAATACCTTACCTGCTACAATAGAAGTATCAGACAACCCCGGTATATTCTACTCTCAAAGCGTAAATAGGTTTAGAGTAAATGCAAGACCTAAATACCCACCTCGTGTATACCAGACAGGATCCCTCTATACAAAAAATTACGCATTACCAGAAGAAAGTTACTACAGTATTAAGGATGTTTACACAAATGAAGTTGCTATCAGCTATGATAGTACCTATACTAAAGTAAGTTGTGACTCAACCGGTAGCTTCTTTGACCTCTACTTAGACGGATTACAACCAGAAAGGTATTACAGAATTGAAATTAAAACTACTATTGGTGCTACAGTCCTTATAGTCGATACAGAAGAATTTAAGATAAGCAATAAATAATGAGCGAACCAGTAGATATACGGTTAACAACATATAGCAAGACTCAGTTCGATAAAGCAATAAATACAGAGTTTACTCAATTTGTAACTCAATCTACTGCTCCACCAGCGCCAGAAGACAACTTAACTATCCCTCAATTCTTCACAGCCTATCAAACTCTCTTCTTAGAGATACCTAAAGAAGGAGAGACAGACTCTCATCAATACCTTGCTAACACTAGCGGAGAGTATGCAGGAGGTAAAGATATAAGCGCAGAGGTTCTAGCTCTTACTGAAGAAGTAACAGAGTTAAGAGAAGAGAACATAGAGTTACAGAGACAGGTAATACGTCTAGCAAGCTTAAACACAGCAAGTGTAATTAACGATTTACCAAAATCCACAGTATAATGG